TTTCTATCTTCTATAGCTGCTTCTTTCTGTTGCATAGCTTGAACTTCAATTTGCTTAAGCTGCATATCATATTCAAACTTTTGTTGCATTTTAATCTTCTCTAAATCAGCTGCTATTTGCATTTTATTTATTTCCATTTGAGATCTAGCTTGTTCGTATTGAACTTTAGAGCCCGATATAGCTTCTTGCTTTTGAACCTCAGCCATAGCTGTTTTTTCTGCAGTTTCCGCTTGAGCAGCAGCTTGCGCTTGTATATTAGCTTGTTGATTAGCTTGATCTTGAATAGCTTTTTGCTTGCGCTTAACTTTAAGCATTTGGTTAGCTAGCTTAAGATTTTTAATTTGTCTTAAATCTATAGCATCTTCTAAATCAATACCACCTTGACCTAATGCAACTTGAATATTTTGTTCTAACTTAGCTTGCTCTTCATCGTCTGGTTCTAATTCTAAGAATATACCAAAGTCATATAAGTTTAAATCAACAACCTGCTGTAATGTTTCAACATTAAAAGTTGATATAGAATTTTTAAGCGACTCAGCTGTTAATGGAAAATATAAAGCATCTGCTATTTTAAGAGATACATTTTCTGCTAGCTTTAATGTAAGATATAAACTAGCTTGTTTGATGTGTCTAGTTGCAACGTTTGATGCATTAGCCGCCATCTTTTGAAGACCTACTAATGAGTTTTTGTCTTGCGTGCTTCCATCTCTGGCTTCATTTAATCCGGTTACATCGCGTATCATTTGTAAATAATATTGATACGTTTGTATAAGTGCTTGTATTTTACCTAAACCACTTGAGCTATTAAGTTCTTGAATAGGTACTTTACCTGGATTCATATCACCGTCTTGAGTCATTGATCTACCTACGATAGAACCAGTTTGGAAATACATATTTAATGCCTCTGCGGGATTATAATTAGTTCCATTACCAAGATCTACTTCAGCTAAACCGTCCATATCTAAATAAACACCGTCTGGTACCATTCTAGACATTACCTGTTGCAGTTTGAGATGTGTTAGTTGAATCATATCTGCAAATCCAACACATTTGCTTACAACAGACTCTATGCGTCCCTTATACATTCTAGGAGCACATATCGTGTAATTCATTTCAACCTTAGTTGTGTCTGCCATTGGTCTAGACATGTTCTCCGCTAAGCTCCAGTCTAATATAGTGTTAGTTCCTAAAACTTTAGCACCAGTATATAAAACCTCTATTGATCTAGACACTCTTTCAAAGTTATCATTTTCAGGCGGATCAAATGTATCTGGCTTTTCTAAAGCTTTTAATAAGCCTGAATCTGTTTGCTTTATTTTAAATACTTGATTATGGTATGTCTTATACTCGAAGTACATAACTTGTACAGTGTTTTCATCATAATTACCCCAACCAGTTATATATTGCCTGTTACCAGGTGTTTCTTGTATTCTTTTTAATTCCTCTTCTGATATACCAGGAAACTCTTTTTTAAGCTCTGGTATTGTTATAGACTTTACTTCGCCTACATAGTATATGTCTTCGAAGTTTGGATCTTCTGTATATGAGTAAACCATATAAGCAGGATCTACGTAATCAACAGTAATTCCTTCAGCTGTATTAAAGTTAGTTTTACCAGCGGCAATACCAATTGTTGTAAGGTCCATGTTTAACCTACGTCTTACAAGATCGTATTTGTTTTGAGCAAACACAGTTGATATAGCTTCTTCTTCTGCTATTTCAATTGATTGCTTATAACTAAGTTGCATATGCAGTTCTAACTCTTCTTTAGATTCTGGAACTACAACTCCACTTGGTGATTGATATAAATCAATACCTAAAGTTTGCTTTAAGCCATCTAAGTACTCTTTAGCAACCATATCTTCTTGAAGCTTGCTAGCATATTCAGTTCTTCTTTTAACTGAGCTAGGATCTTGAGAATAAGCTTTTATGTCGTAAGACTTTTGCGATATACCGTTTACTACAATGTCTACAAACTTAGATAAAATAGGTACAGGCTTCCAGTCTAAATTAAGATAAGACAAATCACCGTTAATAGATAATTCATCTTTATATTTCTGCACAGGTTGTTCACCTCTAGCATATAGTCTTAACGAATGGAAATTATTCCAATTAGTTAGATATCTATTACCTCCAGTTCGCCCTTGGTCAAACCACTCGTACTCTATTGCTTGAGCAACTTGAGTTCCATATTCCCAGCTAGCTTTTTCAGCGTCGCTTACTACTTGGCTTGGAAAAGCGCTATTGGTGTTAGTGTATATACCCATTTAACTTATTATTTTTGATGTGACACCTTTGTTGTCATATTTTTTAATTCCTAAATCTACAGCTTCTCTCCTAATTGGAGCCGATGGAGCGTATCTATGTTTATTGCAAGCCATTAAAGCAAGTCCAGAACTAATAGAAGCATCGTGCTTTGTTCTGTTATTTATATTAAATTTAGCCCAATCTTCTAATGTTCTTTGAAAATACATATCACCATAACCTGTAGTTTTTAACCCTACAAAGTCTTCTATGTAAGACTCAATTGCTGCAGCATGAGCTTGTTTTATATCTTCACTTGAATTTGGTATTCCACCTAATTCTTTTTCTGTTATTGATAGTTTGTTATATTTTCTATCTGGTCTATTTATAGAGAACTTTCTATAACCTCTTCTTTTCAAGTGGTATAACAATCTAGGTTTGTTGTTTTCTGCTAGTATCGGCATTCCGTAAAACACGCAAGCCATTAGAACGTCTTCAAAAAATATTTCAGCGGTTTGTGGTCTAGCTATGTATTCTAAAAAGAAATGATTTGGAGGCACATCCTCCATGCTAAACTTAGTGAGTCCATGTAAAGACCCATTTGATCCTCTTTTGTCAACAGTGCCTGATATATCATAACTATCACAACCAAAAGCTCCACAGTGTTCATTACCTGGATATTTCAGCCCACCTTTTATTATCACACGATTTTGTAGATTTAAAGGTGGAATCCAGGAAACTCTGAATCTTCCGCTTTTGTTTGGAACAAATATAACTTTTGTATCTTTCTCCCCGTTCTGCCATTGAAAGCTTCCTTGCGTAACATTTATTGAGTTTTTAAGATCTTCATTAAAATCTATTTGCTCGTATATTTTTGTTAAGTTAAACAATGATTCTTTAGACTCATCTCTAAATGCGTGTTTTGTTGTACGCGGAAACTGTCTGTAAAATTCATTTAAACCGTCTTGATCTTGCTTTAATCCTTCTACTTCATTATCCCAGTATTCTATAACACCTTGCGTTATAGCGTCTCCAAAAGGACCTGCTACTTCTTTTTTTGGTGTGTTGAATACAGGAAAGCCATAAGAATCAATGTAGC